CTGTTGGTCGTTCACCTGGTCTCCTGGTGTCAGGAACGCGACGGACCCGCCGCCTCGGATGAGGTGACGGGCCCGTTCACGGTCAGATCAGCTGCTACAGGGTCTCGTTGAGGCCCGTGCCGGTGATCTTGCAGATGGCCTCCGGGTATCGGCCACTCATAAAACTGGAGTACCCGTAGTAGGAGAGGCGCACCGTAAGCGTGCCCGAGCCGACCGACTCGTGCACCTTGAAGCGGGGCTGACCCTCCATCACGCGCAGGGCCGGGGCGTTGATGACGAGGATCGCGTCCTCGTCGGTGCCCGTGCCGAGGGTGGTCGGGACGTTGGCGTCCGCGATGACCGGCAGGCCCGCGATCGAGCCGACCAGGCCCTCGTTCTGGTCGCCGGAAGCCATCATCAGGCCACCCTGCTGGAAGATCGGGGTGGACGTGCTCTGGCCGGCAGCCAGGAAGGCAGCGCGGCGCGGGTGCATGACGATGTGCGTCGGGGCCTCGAAGTAGTTCGAGGTCACGGTGCTGATCGCCTTGTAGATCGGCGAGAGGAAGTCACCCGCGGTCGGGGTGGCGCTGGTGAAGGTCACCGATCCGATCGAGGAGACGTTCAGCAGGCCGGTGTGCTCCGAGGAGGCCGACGCGCCGTTGACGAGCTGGCGGTCGAACTCGGTGGTGTACGCACGGGCGAGGTCGTCAGCGATGACGACGTCGGCACCCGGGAACGACCTCTCGAAGAACTGCACCGAGACGTCGCTCTGGCCGGCGATGGTGCGCACCGCGGTGCTCAGCTGCGAGGAGACGAAGTCCGTCTCGCTCACCGAGCCGTTCTCGGTCTGCACGGCCACCGACGTGCCGGTGGTCACGCGCGGCACCGAGATGGTCATCCCGGCGTCAGGCAGCGGGGCCTTAGGCAGCTGCGCGAGCAGCGGGCCGCCGGCGCGCGCCTTGGGAGCGGCGTACTCGGACAGGTACACCGGGGGAATGTACCCCGCGCCGCCCGAAGCGGCGGTCACGTCACGCAACTCCATCGAGTGACGGTGCAGGCGCTCACGCGCCTCGACGTCGCCCGAGTGAGCGCGCATGACGTCACGGAAGAACGACTGCTGCCCGTCGGGGCGGTAGATCGACTCCTCCTTACGGACCTCGATGCGCACGTCGTCCTCCTCGACCAGGACCGGCTGCGAGGCACGGGCCTCGGTCACCTTCTCCATGCGGTCGACGATCTTCTTGCGGCGCTCGATCTCGACCTCAGCAGCGGCGCAGCGCGCCTCGAGCTCGTCGAGATCGGTGCCCTCAGCAGGCTCAGTCAGCGCAGCGGTCGCCTCGTCGAGCTCCTCGACGGCGGCAACGAGCGCGGAGCGAGCCTCAGTGAGCTTGTCGCTCATGTTGGTCACCTCGTGTTCAGTCTGTGATGGGAAAGGCGGGCGCGCCACTTGGCGGCCCGGATGCGTCCCTCGTCGGAACGCGATCGGCCCATGCCCAGGTCATCGACCTGCGACTCGCTGCCGCCCGGAGAAGGCTCCGCGACGGTGGGCGTGGCCCGTGCGATCAGCACGCGACCATCCGATCGGGCCCGCTCGAGCACCTCGGCCTTGGTGGCCGAGTACGCGCCCCAGGGGGTGATCGAAACCTCGAACAGCTCACCGACCGAGCGGATCGTGCGCAGCGGGTAGTCGCCGCTCACGTCCCACTCGTCCTCCTCGACGGTGAACGCGAAACTCATCTCATCGACGTCGCCGCGCATCATCTTCGGCACGACGCGCGCAACGTCGGGGTCCTCCATGTCCACGCGCGCCCAGATGCGAAGGCCCGTGTCGTCCTGGACGACCTCGAGCGAGCCCGAGCTGCTGCGAGCGAGCACGGCCTCGGCGTTGTGGTTGTAGAGGAGCCTGAGGTCAGGGTTCTTGGCGAGCGCAGGGGTAAACGCACCAGGCGCGACGATCTCGCGGAAGCCGCCAAGGTCGGTGCTCAGGCTGTCGAACACCGACGCATAGCCGCGAATGGTCTTGAGGTTGACGCCGGCACCGGAGTCATCCCACTTGGCACGCGCCAGTGGCGCCGCGCGCTCGATGCGGATCTCAGGCATCGACATCTCCTCGGCGTCAGAGCCCATCAGCTGCAGCTCGTCAGAGTCGCCTTCGTCCTCGTCCTCAACGGGGTAGTCCGGGACAGGCTGCGGCTCGACGCCGGCTAGCTTGTCGGCAGCGATGACCCACAGCTTGCACAGGCCCTGTGGCTGGATCTCGCCCTGCACCCACTCGCACGCCCCGCCGCCGCGAAACGCGACGCAGTTGACGCAGGCCATGCCCTCATCGACGAAGGGGTTGTCGTCGGCGACCATGTAGTGAGCGCCGTCGGGGCCGATCGACTGATCGAACAGGCCGAAGTGCTCGGTCACCTTCTCGTACTTCTCGGCGAGTGCCTTCTGGCGCGGAGTCAGGTTGACGTACTCCTCGCCGTTGCGCGTCTCGCTCATCGCGCGATCCTCCTCGGCCGCTGCCCGATCAAGCTCGGCGACCTTCCTGTCTGCCCAGGCGCGCCCGGGGTCTCCACCCCACAGAAGCCACGCCACGTACCCGGGGGTCTCATCACCCGGCTGGTCATCGGTGCCCCGGGTCCAGTCGCCCTCGTGCCGGGCGAACCACGCGGGCATGCGGCGCACCTTGTCCTCTGACAGCTCCTCACGGCGCGCCATGCGCACCGCGTCGCGCACGGTGGCCGGCACGAGACCGTCGCCGCTCTTGCCCGCCTCGTGCAGGCGCAGGCCGCGTGCAGCGGCCGACTGCGTCTCCTGATTGACGGTGAGGTTCACGCCGTAGGGACCGCGGTCCTCGGCCTCTGCGATGTTGAGCGCCGTGATCTGGTCAGCGGCGGACGCCTCGGTCTCGTGGCAGCCCACGACCTCGCCGTCCTCGTCCTTGACCACGGCGAAGCCTTCCGCGCAGTCCGGGTTATCTGTCTCGATGTGCCAGGGCATTAGCTCTCTGGGGTCGGGTTAGGGGCCCCGCCGACGGGCGTCTGCTGCACGTTGTCGCCATCGGGCACGGCGGGGTAGTTCTCGAGCTCGCGGATCTCGTTCGCGCTGAGCCATCCGGCCTGGCGCGCGGCCACGTATGCGGTGTAGCGCTCCGCGGTGTCGCTGCGAAGCAGTGCGTCCACCTTGAACTCGGGATACAGATCGGTGCCGCCGAACAGGTCGGCGTCAGCGCGCAGCGCCGACTGGATACGCGCGAGGCGCGGGCCCAGGCAGAACTTGAGGAACGCCGCGGCCTCGTCGGCAGTCGGGCGGAATGTCGACTCGTAGGCTCCGAGCAGCGTCGGCGGAATGTTGAACATCCGGGCCACCTCGAACACGCTGAACTTCTGCGCGTCGATCGCGGTGGTGTCGCGCAGGTTCACGCGCACCTGATCGAGCTCCGCGCCGCCGGCGAGCACGCTCGGGCGGTGGGCGTTGCGAAGCCCTGCGTGATTGGCGCTCCACACCTCGAGGATCTGCCTCGCCTGCTGGTTGCTCAGGCTCCCCGGGATCTTGATGACCATGCCGGGGGTGGCGTCGTTCTGGAAGTAGCGGCCCACGTACTCCTGCACCGCGTATGCCATCGAGATGCTGTTGCGGTGCAGTTCGATGGGGGAGATGCCGCGGATGCCGCCGCGCAGCGTCATCCCGCGCACGTGCAGGATGTCGGTCTGCGTGAGACCCACGTAGCGGTCGCCGCCGGCCTGGATGTCGAACTTCTTCTCGCGGGTGTCCGCGTCGCGGTACACGCGCACAGCATCCGGGTCGATCACCACCAACTCGGTCACGCGGCCGCGGTTGTCGCGGATCTTCTGCACGAAGGCGTTGCCGCGCGTCTCGATGCACGCGGAGATGTCCTGGAACAGGTCGAACGGAGTCGCATCGAGCGACGGGCGCTCGTGCAGCAGGTCCCACTGCAGCGTTCCGGTCGCCTTCTGGCGGTCGGGCCCGGAGCCCGCATAGACCAGGCACGGCAGGGAGCCGATGGTCTCGGAGATCAGGCGAATGGCCGCGCCGACGCTCGGCAGGCCGGCGGCCTGATCGTCCTGCAGGTACATGCCCGTCCACGTTGCGAAGTTGGCACCCGGGAGCGGAATGAGATCCTCACGTCCGAAGTCCATCGCGCGCTGCTCAGCCGAGTCCACGGGCTGAGAGCGGAAGAAGTCACGCCAGCTAGGCAACTCTCACCACCTCGCCGGCGTCGTTCTCCATGAGGCGCGCGCCGACTGTCTCGATCTTCAGCGCGTTGCGGCGCTCGTAGTAGTCCTTGGCCTGCTGCCTGCGCCACAGGTCGCGGTGCTTGGTGCGGTGCTCGATGCGCACCTCGTGCAGGCGCAGGGCCGGCGCAAGGCCGTGGTCATCCGTGCCCCAGTACCACTTGATCTCATCGTCCTGGCGAGCCCGGTAGCAGAAGTGCGCTCCGACCACGTCGATCTGATCGGCCGCGCGGAAGATGCGCCGCTGCTTCTGCACCGAGTGTGGAGCCAGCGCCAGCTCGCGTGCGGCGGCGGCGGTCTCATCCTTGATCCACGTCTCGCGGTCCCACAGCAGCACCTCTGCGACGTCCATCTCGGTCAGCTCGAGGCGCATCCTCGTGTCGTCGGGAACGTCGGTGAGCACGTCGTCTGCATCGAGCACGATGATCCAGTCCTCACCCGGGGTCACCACGTTGCGACACTCGGCGAAGCAGAAGGTGCGCTTCTCGACCTCGTTGCCGTGCCAGACGTCCTTGGGGCGGACGATCGTGCAGCCCATGCCGAGCGCGTCGCACGTGCGCAGCACCACCTCGGCCTGCGTTGGCTCGGAGCGCGCCGTGCCACCCGGCATGAGGGAGTAGGCACCGTCAACGGCGACCACGTGGTCGCAGATCTTGCCAGCGGAGCTCACGGTCGCGGCGAGCCACGACGGGTCCTCCTCCCACCAGCTGATGAGTGCGACGACCTTCACGGAGCCCTCCCGGCCTCGACGATTGCGGCCCACAGCTCAGCGCGACGCGCCTCGCACTCGTCGAACAGGTACTCGCGCGCCAGATCCATGACGTTCTCGAGCCGGCGCA